TGATGTCTTTGGTTTAGAAAGAAAAGTTATTAATACTTTTCGTTCTCATCTAAAAGATAATGATCAGTATAGAGAATGGATTAAATTAGATGGTAGTATCTATAAAGTTGCTGATACATTTAGATTAGTTGTTAAGAAAGTAGTTGCAGGTATACAAAGAAGATATACTTACAATCAATCTTTAGTAGCACCATCTTTAAAGAGACATCAACTATCTAAAGGTGTAATCTTTAAAGCTTCTTCAGATAAGAACATTACTTATACTGGAGGTAGAGCATAACTTTATTGCAATGAAGTTTATAATGTGCTATAATGAATCGTTTTTATGGAGGTTAATATGAATATAAATACTAATGTTTTTGTTATAGCACATACTTCATGTGAAAATACTATACCTGATTTTTTAGTAGAAGAAAATAATACTGTTATGAAATTTAAATCTAAAGCACATGCTAAAGAGTTTATAAATAAAATAGCACCTTTAGGTTTTGATTATTATAACAGTCAAGTAACTATAATGAGGATGCAATGAATCAACAAATAGAAGAGTTATTACGTAAAAATGTTAGAGACTTACAAGAACAATTACGTAATGCTTATTTAAAAATTAAAAGTTTAACTGAAGAACTTCACGAATTAAGACGTAAAGTTTATCCATCTAAATCTATTACTACTGATAAAGGTTGGATAGAAAATCCTGATGCGTCACATATTAAGGAGAATAAAAATGACAACTAAAGAACATATGAAATGGCATAAAGGACTATGGACTATGCTTGGATGTAAAATGAAAGTTATAGAAGAAGATAAACGTGAAGATACTATAACATATGTAGATTTAAATAGTAAGAAACATGTTAAAGGTATGTACTTTAAATATACTTATACATCTAATAAGAATCATCCATATTTATTTCAACCAATAACTGTAGGAGTATGGAGCAATGCCTAAACAATTATGGGATAAAGAAAGTGATAAAATATATTGGGGTCTTGTTAAAGAATATCAAGAAGAAGGTTTTACTAAACAAGAATCAAGAAAGTTAGCAAAGAAAGAAATGAAAGATATAGTACAAGATAAAAAAGACTTTGCTGCAAATCTTTATAAAACTGCATTAAACAATTTAGATTAGGAGAATCTATGTCAAAAGCTATTAAACAAACCGAGTGTCCTAGTTGTGGTTCTAGTGATGCTAATACGTTATATGATGACGGACATTGGTATTGTTTTTCTTGTCAACATTATACACCATCAGAAAGGAATGAAATGACTATTACAAAGCCAGCACCTATACAAGGTGTCGTACAAACTAACTTTACAAAAGGAGAAAGAGGAGGATTAGATGATAGAAAAATTAGTAATACTACTGCTAATAAGTTTAATGTAGAAGTCAAACGTAGTACAGAAGGAGAAATAATACAACACATCTATAAATACTATGATGCTAATAGTTCTCATGTAGCATCTAAAGTTAGAACTACAAAAGATAAACAGTTCTGGTCTGAAGGTGCATTATCTAATGCTGTTCTCTTTGGTCAAAACTTATTCGCTGCCAAAGGTAAATACATTACTATTACGGAAGGTGAGTTAGATGCTATGTCTGCCTATGAAATGATGGGGTCTAAATGGTCTGTTGTTTCTCTTAAGACTGGTGCTGCTGGTGCAGTACGTGACTGTAAAGCATCTTATGAATACCTAAATAAGTTTGATAATATTATTTTATGTTTTGATAGTGACGAGCATGGCAAAGCTGCTGCTGCGAAAGTTGCTCAGTTATTTGAACCTAACAAATGTAAGATAATGCGTATGGAACTTAAAGATGCTAATGAATATCTTATGAAAGGTCAGCGACAAAAGTTTATGAGTGAATGGTGGGAAGCAGATGTCTATACTCCAGCAGGTATTGTAAACTTAAAATCATTACAAGAAGCTTTGTATCATGAAAAAGAATGTGATACTTGTTTGTATCCTTGGGAAGCTCTTAATGAAAAAACTTATGGTATGCGTTCTGGTGAGCTTATTACCTTTACTGCTGGTACTGGTATGGGTAAGTCATCTGTTACTAGAGAATTAATGCATCATATTTTACGTACTACTAATACAAACATTGGTGTATTAGCATTAGAAGAAAATATTAAAAAGACTGCATTTAATATTATGTCTGTTGAAGCTGATGCTAGATTATATATTAAAGAAATACGTGATCAATATCCTAAAGAACAGTTATTACAATGGCAAGAAAAAACTATCGGTACTGGTAGGTTCTATGCCTTTGATCATTTTGGTTCATTACAGAATGATGAAATACTAAATCGTGTACAGTATATGGCTAAAGCTTTAGACTGTAAATGGATTATACTAGATCATTTATCTATATTAGTAAGTGGTCAAGCTAGTGATGACGAAAGACGTTCTATTGATATGCTTATGACTAAGTTAAGAAGTTTAGTAGAACAAACTGGTATTGGTTTATTACTTGTATCTCATTTAAGAAGACCAGCTGGAGATATAGGTCATGAAAATGGTAAAGAAGTTACACTATCACATCTTCGTGGTTCAGCATCTATTGCACATCTTAGTGACTGTGTAATCGCACTAGAACGTAATCAACAATCACATGATTCTTTAGTTGCTAATACTACTAACTTACGTATACTTAAGAATAGATATACAGGTGATACAGGACCAGCTGGTAGTTTATTATATAACAAAACTACAGGTAGATTATCAGAAGTAAAAGATAATGTACTTGACAGTGTTAATGACTTTACTGTATAATATAATGAAAAAAAATAAAATAGTTTATGAACCAAAAGAGTTAACATTTAAACAAAAGAGAGCAATAGTGAAAGCACAAAAGAATTTATTTAAAAGTAATCAAGAAGGTAAACTAACTAAACATGATGGGCATTGGATGTGGTATCATCTATGCCCAGTAGAAAAAACAGAAATGTTTGTTGGTAAAGGAGAAGAATGTAGCTGGTGTGGAGCTATAGAAAAAAAAGGAGAATAAAATGAAATATAAATATGAATGGACAGTAGAAGAAACAACAACAGATACAAGAGTTTATACTGTTAGAGCTAATAAAAAATTAGATGAAGAAAAATTAAGAAATTTAGCTTGTAGTACAGAAGAAGTTCCAGGTGGAATAAATGAAGAAGATGAAGTAGAAGTAAGATATGAAGAAACAATTTATGGAGATGATAGTCAATGGGATTATACATTACATACTACTACTGCATCAATAGAAGATGAATTAAATGAAAAAGAAAGATTAATAAAAATACTTAAAGTAAAAGATAAAGGAGAAAATTAATGCCTAGATTTACTTTGTATGCTAAAAAGATTCATTACTTTAGAAAAGAAATAGAAGCTAAAGATGAAAAGGCAGCACAACAAAGAGCAGAACGATATGAAAAACCAGATAGTTTTACATATATAGATGAAGAATTTTATGTATCTAGTATAGAGGAGAATGAAGATGGCAGCGATAGTTGATATAGAAACAAATGGTTTTAAGAATGAAACTACAGAGATACATTGTATAGTAGCTAAGTGTCCTAAAACTAATACGATAAAAGAATGGGTACAAGAAGATACTAAACAGTTTGGAGAATGGAGTAAGAATATAGATACATTTATTATGCATAATGGTTTATCTTTTGATGCTCCTATTTTAAATAAGTTTACTGGTTCGTCTATTAAACCTAGTCAAGTAAGAGATACTTTAATAGAGTTCTTTTGATACTTATACACCAGAGATGTTAGAGTATTGTAAACAAGATGTTAATATAACACATAAAGTTATGAATCATTTAGATAAAGAAAAAGAAAGATTTTCTACAAGATCTATTGATTTAGAAAAAGCAGTAAGAATTATTATAGATGAACAAGAAGAAAATGGTTTTGCTTTGGATCTTCCTAAAGCTACTAAGCTTATGGCTACATTAGAAGATGAAGCTGATTCGCTTTCTAGAAAAGCAGAAGAAACATTTCCTCCTACAGAAGTTCAACTAAAAACTAAAGTTAAATATATACCTTTTAATATTGGTAGTAGAAAACAAATAGCAGAACGTCTAGTAGAAAAAGGATGGAAGCCTAGTCTTAAAACAGATAAAGGTAATGTAATAGTTAATGAAGAAGTATTACGTAATATTGATATGCCAGAAGCTAAAATGTTTTCTAGATATTTACTATTACAAAAAAGAGTTTCCCAAATTAAATCTTGGATTGAGTCATGCCAAGATGATGGGAAAGTACATGGTAGAGTAATGACACTCAAAACCATTACAGGTCGTATGGCTCATAATTCTCCTAACTTAGCTCAAGTTCCAGCAATTTATTCTCCTTATGGTAAAGAATGTAGAGAATGTTGGACTGTATCAGACCCAACAAACTATACATTAGTTGGCACAGATGCTAGTGGACTTGAGCTAAGATGTTTAGCACATTATATGAATGATTCTAATTTTACTAATGAATTATTAAATGGAGATATACATACTGCTAATATGAAAATGGCAGGAATAACTGATAGAGATCAAGCAAAGACATTTATATATGCTTTTCTTTATGGAGCAGGTCCAGCTAAGATAGGTAAAGTAGTAGGTGGTAATGCTAAACAAGGACAGATTCTAGTTAATAGATTTCTAACTAATATGCCAGCTCTTAAAAGCTTACGTAATAAAGTACAAGAAGCTGGAGAACGAGGATATATTAAAGGATTAGATGGTAGAGTATTTCAAGTACGTAGTCCTCATAGTGCTTTAAATACATTACTACAAGGTGCTGGTGCTATAGTATGTAAACAATGGTTAATCAGTATGATAAGTATGATAAGAGATTCAGGTATAGATGCAAAGCTTGTAGCTTCTATACATGACGAATACCAGTTTGAAGTTAAGTCTACAGATGTTTCTAGATTTGGACAAATAACTAAAGAAGCAATGACACGAACTCAAAAAGAATTAGATATAAAATGTCAGCTAGATAGTGAATGGAAACAAGGACTTACATGGGCAGAAACACATTAATTTTTTTTCTTAATTTTTTTTATGAATTATTAAAATATGTGTTGACTAATACAAAAAAATATGTAATAATTTAATTTTAATAACAATATACATAGTATATTATTTCAGTGAAAGGAAAGTAAAATATGGCAGTAATTAGTGGTAAAGCTTATTGGGCAAGTGTAACAGTTCCAAATAAAACATTTGATGTAGATGGAGTATGGACTATAGATGTAGGTAATTTAGATAAAAAATCTATAGAACAATTAAAAGCTGAAGGTCTTACTCTTAAAAATAAAGGAGATGATAGAGGAGATTTTGTAACTATCAAAAGAAAAGTAAGAAGAAAAGATGGGCAAATGAATAGAGCTCCAGAGCTTGTAGATGCTCAAAAAAGAGTTATGCCAAGCACATTAATTGGTAATGGCTCTGATGTTAATGTTCTTTATACTACTTATGATTGGGAATTTAAAGGAAGAAAAGGTACATCTGCAGATTTAAAGTCTGTACAAGTAGCTAATCTTGTACCTTATAAAAATGCAGAAGAAGGAGATGATCCTTTTGATGTAGTTCCTAATGGATATAGTGCAGAAGAAAAAAGTTCTGTAGAAGCTTTCTCATAATCGTAATCTTGAGAGGAATGGGGAGTAGTTTTTGTTCATTTTACTGCTCCCTTTTTTTTATTTATGAAAGATATTAATACATTAGTTGCA